AGTGTACCTTTAAGATCTGCTGCAGAGGTACCTGCAGAGGTATCATCGGGTCCACTTTGATTTATCCCTGTTCTCTTATATACATATCTGCTTATTTTTAAGTGATCTTGACTTACGTTAATATCAATTGGATACGCCATCGTAGAGGTGGCAGCAGATCTAGAGTATCTTACTGCACCTGGTGATGCGAACGATGGTCTTTCTGCATATAGTGGAGATCTTTGGACTACAGAACTACCAATCAATGCCTGGGCTTGTTCTCTATTTTCAATTTTCTTACTTTCTGTGTTATAAAATTCACTACTAACTTCTGGTTCTACCAGAGACATAGATTCACCAGCTACACCTTTGTACGTTGCTCTGATAACCTTTGATTCGTCTGACAAAACCGCATCAGTCCATTCATCAAAAGAGGGATTTAGAATGTTTCCATCCTTATAGACACCAACGACTCTGAACAGGTCATCCATCGCAAGGACATACGACCCCGATAACCCATCAATCGTAAATTCTTTGCTCTTTAGGACTGACATTAATTTTTTGTGTATACTTTATGTTTGGGAACCACGATTCCTCTCATATCCACAAATTTCTCAGTCGGTAGTTGAGCTACTCCAACCCATTCACTTTCAGGAATTCTATAGGGCACCCCTCTCACTCCAGTATAAAGATACTTATGTAATGTATTTGGAGGAACAGCAATTGCCCCTTGTGCTGAATTATTTAGAAGACTTTTTGCAAACTCGTCTCTTCTTTTTAGCTTTACATAATGCAGATTACATCCAATGAATCCATCTTTTCTCATTTCAATGACATATGTCAATGGATATGCATCATAATAAGGTAAGGACTGAGTGATTGCGTTGTAAGAATAGAAATATAAGTTTCCTGGAGAAAATCCACCTGTATCTGAGTCATCATCAATAAGATTTGAAGAACCAAGTTCTTCCATCAACTGACCACGAAACCAGTCACCACTACGACTTTTATTACCAATCTTATTCTGGACGTTTTTTAAGATACTCATACACCGAGTTCCTTTTCTGTCATAATTCTGAACTCTAGATTACGGTCTGCACAAAATTCTTTTGCAGCCTTCCACTTTGCTTGATTTCTGACGTAGTTGGTGGTTTCTGTAATCAAGGTCTTCCTAGACTTACCCTTTGTAACGACTGGTTCTACAGTTTCTCTCATTGGTTTCACTTCAATCACAGATCTACGAATCTTTCCTTCTTTATCTGTGTATTTGATGAAGAAATCTGGAAAATATCTACGAACTCTCTTTGTCGTTGGATCGTAGTAAGGTACAAAGAACTCTTCTGATGCCCATTCCATAACATTCTCATTCAAATCACAATAAACCATCATTTTTCGTTCCCACAACGAACGATAAACAATGTTATGGGGATCACCTTTGTATTTTTTGGGGTTAGAAGGCTTAAAGATACCTTTATAACTCATACATAGTATAGGTAGTTCAAACTATTTATTGTGTCGTTTCCAACACCAGGTCAAATCGTCAGAGATCCGCTTGATAGAATCATCCCGACTCTGAGTACGATTTCACTTGATACCTTTTACCAAGTCACATTCTCATTTGGTAAATTTGGTACTTGGTACAAAGGCTCATCATCTTCTCTTGGACTGGATGTCAAGAGAAAGATGAGTTTGTTGTGTGCAGAAGCGGAACTCCCTGGTACTTCTTACGCTGTGTCCACTGCGATTGGACATTACCAAGGAATCGTAGAGACATTTCCTAACCTGAGACAGTTTCCCCCACTGAATCTTACATTCTACGTTGATGCAGAACACATTATTATTGATGTTTGGGAACAGTGGATGAACTATATCAATCCCGTCAACAATACCAAACAACTAAACGCATTCAGTAGATTTAAGTATCCCGATAGTTATAAAGAAGTCCTTCACGTTACTAAGTATGAGAGAGGTGGTATTGGTAACAATCCTGGATTCAAACCAGGAATGTATCACTATGAATTCATCAACGTGTGGCCAACCAATGTAACCTCTATGAAGGTAAACTATGGACAATCTGATGTACTGAAGTGTTCTGTTCAGCTAGCTTATGATAGATACTTCACCAGTAAAACTCCATCAGCAGGAGCTAGTTCCAATTCAACTGCACAAGCTGCACCAACTGCTACTGCTGGTGATATCGTCAATAGAACTCCTGCCGCATTTAATACTGATAAGTTGCCTAGTGTGGTAACAAACGAGTATTATAACAACTTTGGGGATAATACCCAGAACTCAACCAACTTTGGCGATTTCACTAGTGGAAAGAACACTGGAGTATTTGGTCAAGCAGTTGGGTAATAAATATCATTACTGACATCATTGCTATATGCCATTACCAACCATTGCAACTCCTACCTATGAGTTGACTTTGCCATCCACTGGAAAGAAGATTAAATATAGACCGTTCCTAGTCAAAGAAGAGAAGATTCTGATCCTAGCTCTAGAATCTCAGGATCAATCTGAAATCACGAATGCTGTCAAGGATGTTCTGAAGAAGTGCATCTTGACTCGTGGTATCAAAGTAGAAGAGTTACCTACCTTTGACATTGAATACGTCTTCCTGAACATTCGAGCTAAGTCAATTGGTGAATCTATCAAGATCATTGTGACCTGTTCTGCTGATGGAACAACTCAGGTTCCTGTCACCATTTACGTAGACGAGATTGAGGTCAAGAAACCAGAAGGTCACACTACTGATATCAAACTTGACGACAAGATGACTCTGAGAATGAAGTATCCTTCACTCAATCAGTTTATTGAGAACAACTTCGAAACGAGTCTGACTCCTGAAGCCACTGTCAATAAGGCATTCAAAGTCATTGCAGATTGTATGGAAACTATCTTTACTGAAGAAGATGCGTGGGATGCAAAAGACTATACTTCAAAGGAAAGATTGGAGTTTATTGAACAACTCAACTCAAAACAGTATAAAGAAGTTGAGAAGTTCTTTGCAACAATGCCAAAGTTGACTCATAGTTTTGAAGTGGAGAATCCAAACACCAAAGTCAAAAATACAATCACTTTGGAGGGTCTCGCTGATTTTTTCGCCTAAGTATTGCACGAGAAGATCTTGAGTCTTACTATAAGATCAATTTCGCTCTGATGCAATACCATAAATACTCTTTGACGGAAATAGAAAATATGATGCCTTGGGAGAGAGAAATCTATCTCGCACTTCTCAAGGACTACATTGAGAAAGAAAACGCCAAACAACAACAGAATGGCTGAGACAGCTCAAAAGAAAATAACTCTCAATAATTTCTTCGAACAGATTGTTGAGATCAATAAGGTTTCTCAGAAAGCACTGAAGAAATCTGATGAGAGCCTGTCTGTATCTGAAAAGACTAAGATTGACCTTGAGAGACTGATTCAACTTCTCAAGGTCGATTTTACCAAAGAAGTTGAGAAATCAAAATCCGAATCTGGCAAAGAGATAACGAATATAATTCGTGAAGACGCAACAGAAGATAGAGAACTTAAAGATTCATTTTTAGAACTTCAATCAAGTTTTAGAGATCTCTCTAGTGCCATCGGTATTATGAGAAAAGATCTTGATTCTCTTTCTAGTGCATTCTTACAGATGCAACAAGGAAGAAGAAGAGCTCTGAAACAACAAGGAAGAGAAATAAGCAAAGAAGAAGATACGTTACAGAAAGAACAGATTCTTGGTACAAAAGATAAAGGTGGAGATACGAGACAAGTTCAGGATCAAAAGAGACAACAAGAACAGAAAGAAAACAAAGCCTTAAGTGCTCTTAAAGGTTTACTTGGTGGTGGATTGTTGACTGGTCTTGGTGCAGCTTTTGGTGGTGATGATTCTGATGGCGATCCAGGATTTAAAAATAATGATCCTGTTCCAGACATATCAAACGATAAAGACTTTATAGAGGAAGTACATAAACTTTCTAAAGAGACTGGAACGAAACCCTCAGAATTGATGGGTTTTTACAACGCTGAATCCTCCGGTATCAATACAAGAGCTAAAAATTCCTCCGGAGCTACTGGAATATTCCAGTTGATGTTTAATCCTGATGATCCAAATGATAAACGTTACGGATACACGAGGGAACAGTTTGCAAACTTGTCTAGGGGAGATCAAGTAAGAGCTCATAGACAATACCTGAAAGAAACTGGATTTTTTAAAAAGA